CTTCAGATGTAGGGGAATCAATAATGAGCGAAGGAATGTATGGAACATCAAAAACAAGTTTCCAGAAATTAGAAAATACAAAACTTATTGTAAAACATAACAAGGCAGTTGACGAAACTAGTCCAGGTGCTAGAGCAAGAAATATTACAGCACTGTTTATTGAAAATTCATCAGGTGAAAGGTTTAAGTATCCTTTCATTCATTTATCAGGCGCAAGAGCAATGCAAAGACATGTTCAAGAAGGCGGTCTTCCATACGACGATATGGGAAAATATATCGTGGGCCTAAGTGAACAAATTGCTCAACTAAAATCATTCAGTAACTATGTAAATAGAAACGATTTATTAAACGATGACACAAATTCAATTGTTGAAAGAGGCAAGTTAGCACTAGACACGCTAAAAAACGAAGTTAAAAAATTAAGCGGACGTAATTATTACAATCAGTTTAAAGAAAATTTCCAACCAACTGACTATCAAGATGTACCTCAAGAAGTAGTCGACGAGCTAACATCTAAGTTTACAGTTAGAAAATTTAATGAAGAAATGAAAGATGTATTTCCTATTATTCATCGATTGATGAGTGAGGATGAAGTAAACAACGAAGACGACGTAGTCGAAAACAAAAAGGATACACTAGCAAATTACTTTAATAAATTTGAATCATGGGTAAACGAACTTGGAGAAGCAAGTGCTATTCAAAGTTCAGATAGTGATGAGCAGTCACAAGCAATTACAGATTTAAACAAATTAATCGATAAACATTTTCCATCAGGCGTTGACGGATCAAATGCTATTCAAAGCCTGGATGGCATTATTGATGATCCACAATTACAATCACGTATCCAAGAGTTAGCAAAAGAAGATTCAGATCAGTGTATTAGACCTTTAATTAAAAAGTGGGTCGAAGCAAATGCTCCTGAAATTATGTCACAACTTGACTTTGGTGATTTAGAAGATACTGATGAATCAACAGAAGAACCTAAAAACGAAAAATCAGATTCACAAGAACTAGCAAAATTTATTTACAGTTTTTATGATAGAGAAACAGGCAAGTTTCCAAAAGGCGAAACAGGCGTATTAACTATGGTAGAAAAGAAATTCGGTGACAGAGCGGCATCGGTTGCTAAAGGCTTTATTGGAAAGTTAAGTGAAAAGTCAGACAATCAAGAACATGATAACATGGGCTTTACAGACAAACAAATTAAAATGGCATTTGGTGTTTTAAACGATCCTAGATTTAAAGGCGGAAACTATACAGGCGCTGTTGAAATAATTAACAAAATTGCTCCTGGATTAGCAGATCACCCTAGTGTTGCTAAAGCACTACAAAGAACAAACGAAACAGACGAATTAGAACGTATTAAAAAACTTAGCTCAATTTAATGATTTTCTGGTTGACTTTCTAGAAAAATAATGTATAATTAATAGTGTAGTAAGAAATTACTGCACTATTTTTTTGGTAAACTCAAGTGGGACTTGTATTTTATACTCACCCATGAACTGTTTACATAATTTAATCTGAAAGGAGACACATTATGTGGACTAAACCAGAAGCAATTGAAATGCGCTATGGCTTTGAAGTTACAATGTACGTAATGAACAAGTAATAGTTTTTTCGAGGGCAGAACATCGCCCTCACTTTTTTGGTAAAAGTTTACCAGATTTTGGCAACAAATACGTTGACAATATAAATAGTAGAGTGTAGTATATAAACTGTGCTACACAAAATAGGCACAAAGCACATAGAGGCATAACATATAGGAGGCATTAACTATGGCAACTTTAGCAGAAATCCGAGCAAAACTTCAAGAAGCTCAAAACACAGGCGGCAACCGCACAGGCGGTGGCGATAACGCAATTTACCCACACTGGAACATGTCAGAAGGTAGCGAAGCAACACTTCGTTTTTTACCTGATGGTGATACTAACAACACCTTTTTCTGGGCAGAACGAGCAATGATCAAATTGCCTTTCGCAGGAGTTAAAGGTGATACAGCAAGTCGCCCTGTAATTGTACAGGTACCTTGTGTAGAGATGTGGGGCGATACTTGCCCAATTCTATCAGAAGTACGTGGTTGGTTTAAAGACAAATCACTAGAAGATATGGGTCGTAAGTATTGGAAAAAGCGTTCATACATTTTCCAAGGCTTTGTAGCAAAAGATCCTATCAATGAAGATGGTACCCCTGAAAATCCAATTCGTAGATTCATTATTGGTCCACAAATTTTCCAGATTATTAAGTCTGCGTTAATGGATCCAGAACTTAACGAACTTCCAACTGACTTTGATCACGGTGTAGATTTCCGTATTGCTAAAACTAGCAAAGGCGGTTACGCAGACTATTCAACATCTAAGTGGAGCCGTAACGAACGTCCACTAAGTGATGAAGAGAAAGCGGCAATTGACGCACACGGATTGTTTAACTTGAGCGACTTCTTACCTAAGAAGCCAGGTGAGGTTGAACTTAAGGTCATGAAAGAAATGTTTGAAGCATCAGTAGATGGTGAAGCATACGACATGGAACGTTTTGGACAGTACTTCCGTCCAGCAGGAATGAGCCAAGCGACTGGTGATCCAAATGTAGCAAGTTCTACTCCGGCACCACAGCCTGTAACTTCTGCTCCGGCACCAACTGCTGAGCCAACTCCGACACCGGTGGCCGAAACAGCACCAGTAGCCGAGACATCATCTGCTCCAGAAGCAAGTAACAGAGCACAAGATATCTTAGCACAAATTCGTTCACGTCAACAGTAAAACAACGCTCCCGGGTGCTTTAGTATTAATTTACTAACACCCGGGTTTTTACAAAGGAGTTAATATGGCAAAAGCATTTGACATTTCGAAATTTAGAAAAGACATTACCAAGAGCATTACAGGTCTAGGTATTGGCTTTAACGATCCTACTGATTGGATTAGCACAGGCAATTATGCCTTAAACTATCTAGTTAGCGGTGACTTCAATAAAGGTGTTCCGCTAGGTAAGGTAACTGTATTCGCAGGTGAATCAGGCAGTGGTAAATCATACTTCTGTTCTGCGAACATTGTAAAGTCAGCACAAGAGCAAGGCATCTTTGTAGTTTTAATTGACTCAGAGAACGCACTTGACGAAGCATGGCTACACGCATTAGGCGTTGATACAGCAGAAGATAAGTTAATGAAACTTAATATGTCAATGATTGACGATGTAGCAAAAACTATTTCGTTGTTCATGAAAGACTACAAAGAAATGGCTGAAGAAGAAAAGCCAAAAGTATTATTTGTAGTTGACTCGTTAGGTATGTTGTTAACACCAACTGATGTTGACCAGTTCGACAAAGGTGACTTAAAAGGCGACATGGGTCGTAAACCTAAAGCACTAACAGCACTTGTGCGTAATAGTGTAAACATGTTTGGTAGTCACAATGTAGGCATGGTATGTACTAATCATACATACGCATCACAAGATATGTTTGACCCTGATGATAAAATTAGTGGCGGACAAGGCTTTGTGTATGCGTCATCTATTGTAGTAGCAATGAAGAAATTGAAACTAAAAGAAGATCTAGATGGCAACAAGACTACAACAGTAAATGGTATTAGAGCGGCGTGTAAAGTAATGAAAACACGCTATGCTAAACCGTTTGAAAGTGTACAGGTTAAAATTCCATATGAAACAGGAATGGATCCGTACAGTGGACTAGTGGATATGTTTGAAGCAAAAGGTATACTTAATAAAGAGGGCAACAGACTTAAATACGTTGACCTTAACGGAGAAGTACACCTGGACTATCGTAAACAATGGACAGGCGAAAAACTGGACATGATTATGACAGACATAGCCAATAAACCAGATGTGGCTGAACCAGTTGAGGTAATTACAGATGAAACACAACCTCAAACGGAGACAAGCGAACAATGAATACGGAATTCTTAGCCGATTTATGGAGCACATTAGTTGATTATGTTCCAGAAAACAAAAGAAAAGATCTTGCTTACAACTACGTTAGTCTGCTAACAGACTTTGATGTACCAGCAAGTACCATCGAAGGAATGATGGGAATTGATAGTCACTTAGACAACGCAATCGAATATGCTGTTGATGAAAAAGAAGCCGAGTATGACGAGGTGGATGACTATGACGAAAACGACGACGTGTGGGATGATGAGGACTAAATGAGTAATTGGTACGATAAAGTTTCAAAAGATATTTCAAACATACCAGATGCTATTGCTTACTTTGAAGATGAGCTACTTAATGCGAAACAAGAAGTAAGAATCTCTG